GCCACGACTCAGTCGGGAACCTTGCAATCCATCATCGAGCAGTGCGTGGCGTGCGAGGCTGGTCGCTTCTATATTAGCCGCGACGGTGTAGCTACATTTTTGCCATTGTCCGACAAGTTCAGCCGTCCGACTCGGCTTCTGCTCTCGGATTCTCGCGCCACCAATACTGTCGAATATGACACACTCGAAACGACGCCGGGAACCTACCAAGTCATCAACGAAGCCATCATTCAGCGAGACGGTGCAACACAACGCCGATTCCGCCATCTTCCATCCACCACCGCATTCGGCCTCAAGACGGTCACCATCAACGCACCGATTCTTAACGACAGCGATGCTGATAACTTGGCAAAGTATCTGGCGTACAAGGACCACAATCCTCAGCCGCTTGTTCAGTCAGTCCAGTTCGAGGCGTTGGCTCTTGGCACTCTGTATCCTGACTTTCTTTCACTGGAAATCGGCGACCAAATCACCGTTGAGCGCACCACCGTTGACGGTCGCACACTCGAGCTCTACACCGTTGTCGAAGGTTATGATCACGACATCAGCCCAACAAGCTGGCGCACGAATCTCATGACCTCACCGATGAATCCATATTCGATTACAATCTAAGGGGTAAGGAATGCCACTAGCACCGCAAATCACCAACACGCCAATTCCTGCTTCGACTTGGTACGTTTCCTCAGATTTCCAGACCGACACTGGCGGCATCGCTACGGTTCAGACCACGACCACATTCTTCGCTTCATCCGCACCTAACGCCACCGCTATTGGTGACATCTGGTTCGATACAAGCAACGGAAACAAGCAATATCGTTGGGATGGCTCTAGCTGGGTCGTAGTTCAAGACACGTCAATCGCTACAGCCAATTCAAATGCTTCAACAGCTCTTTCAACTGCTACAGCCGCACAAGCATCAGCCAACGGCAAGAATAAAATCACTTATTCGTCTTCTAGTCCTTCTGGCTCTGGCACAAATACCGGAGACATCTGGTGGCAATACTCTGGCGGCAATATCATCGGTCAGTGGGCATGGAATGGCTCATCATGGGTGTCCTCGCCTATCACCAACGCCGTCATCGCTAACCTAGACGCTGGCAAGATTACGACTGGAACCCTTAGCTCAATCACCATTTATTCTGGATCATCGGGCCAATTCCAAGTCAGCTCTAGTGGCTCCATGACTGCAACCTCGGGAACCATTGGCGGCTGGACAATTAGCAGCACACACATTTCCGACTCTGGTGGAAGTAGCACAATCCTCTCGCCAGCTACCAGCTCGACTTCATATTGCCTGACATCATCGGCGGCCGTTTCCGCTTCGGCTGGAATCTTCGGCAACGCCGTGCCATCGGGTGCGACTTATTCGCTCCAAACTGGTGGAAGCGCTGGAATTACTGGAGATCTTCACGCCTTGGGCTATATCTACAATCCCGGACGAGCAACAACTTCATCAGCCGCTAATGTTTTCATGAACAGCAGCACTGGGCTGATAGCGCTTGTAACATCTTCTCTGCGGTACAAAACCGAAGTCAATCCGGTAACAATCCCCAATGATTCAATTTTAGCTCTATCTCCAAAAACGTTCTACGACAAAGGCGATGTCGAGCGGAATAATAATTCGACAACTGGACTTCCACGCATTCTAGGTATTATTGCCGAAGAAGTGGCACAGATTCCAGTGCTAAAAGATTTACTTGTCAACTATGATGATCAACAGCGACCAGATTCGATTAACTACGACAGAATAGCAATCGCCATGATTCCGCTCTTGCAAGATTTGGCGAAACGTGTTGCCACATTGGAATCTAAGTAATGCCACAAGTGAGCAGCGATGAGATTATTGCAAGTCTCAGACAACTCATAGGCGAATTGGTTCAAGAAAACATCACATTAAAGTTGTTACTTGGTAAAATAGAGGCAGGGGATAAACCTCAACAGTAAGGAACAATTAAATAACACTTAACGACTGGTCAGATTTGGCGAACGTACTTTATGGATTTACGTTCTCAATAGGAGCAATCGGGGGCGTTATCTGGTGGATTTTTCATCGGGTAATTGCACAAATTATCAAGGCCGAAACTAAAGGCAATAGGGGCATTCGTCGAAAGCGAGGCTCTGATGTTTAAGAAGAAATTCATCCACCCAGACACCGGTGACGTTTTAACTTTTAGCGAGCAAGTCTCGTGGAAGGTTCAAGGAGTCATCCGTAACTGGTTTTTCATCATATTCTGGACCGTCCTCAGCATTGTCTGGTGGATTCGTCCGCACTGGTTCAAGGATAATTCGTCCTATGTCCACTGGCAGCTTATTGCCAGCTTCATCGCAGTCATCATCGAGCTGATTGTCGGTATTTCCATGCTCTCGCAGACTAAGCGGGACGCTCAAATTATCCGACACATCCTCAAGCTCGAGCGTAATCAGACCGATGACCTTCGGGACTTGATTGACAGCTTGGAAGACTATGAGTAACTACAAGCCCCGAGTCGGGGACTACGGTTGCGTCAAGACCAGCGGGCTGATGGGAAAGCTGATTCGTATCGGCACTCTCTCTCGCTGGAATCACGCCTTTATCTACATCGGCGGCGACCAGATTATCGAAGCCAACCCTAAAGGCGTCGAAATCAGCCCGCTGTCGAAATATCCTCACGTCGCTTGGAATCAGCACGAGGTCCTCAACGACCAGCAGCGGTTGATTATCGTTGCCCAAGCTCGGCAGATTATCGGCAAGCCCTATGGGTTTTTCGTCATCGCTGATCTTGGATTCCGTATTTTGGGGCTGAAAATCCTTGCCAATACCAAGCTCATGAAATATCTCTCGACGAAGAATGGATACATCTGCTCTGAATTGGTGGCCGAGTGCTACCGCAAGGCAGGAATTCCACTTTTCGGCAAAGAAGATTACCTCGTTACCCCCGGCGACTTAGCCGAGCGTCTGATTTACCAATAGGAGTCACATTGTCCATTCAAGCCAACGCCGTCTTAGATATTGCCAAGAAATATGTCCAACAAGGCTACAAAGAAAGCCCCAATAACGACAGCATTTTCGGCGCATGGTATGGCGAGAACCACCAATCTTGGTGCGCCATGTTCGTGTCCTACTGCTTCAACCAAGCTGGTGCAGGAGCGCTCATCGCTGGAATCCAATCCCCGAAGGGTTTTGCCTACTGCCCAACAGCGGTCAACCATTTCACCACCACTCATCAACTCGTGCCAGTTGCATCGGCTCAAGCTGGTGACATTGTTTTCTTTAACTGGGAAGGTCAAAAGGAAGCGGAGCACGTTGGTCTGGTCGTATCTAACGACACCCAACACCGTGTCCTGACCACCTATGAAGGCAACACCGGAGCGCCGGGAGTCAACCAATCGAATGGAGACGGTTGCTATCAAAAGCAACGCCAGTATTCGTTCGTCGTTGCCGTGGCGCGTCCAAAATGGGTCAATTAACTCAATCTGTTATTCTTTCCACACCTTCGCCTAGAAAGGGCAAGCATGAAGATCTCTCCTAAAGTTACGAAAATTGCTGAACACTACGCCATCGCATTCGTCTCGACTGCCGCTGGTATCTGGTACTCAGGCGACCATCATCCTCTCGGAGTAGCTAAGGCCGCCGCCGCTTCTGTCTTCGGACCAGTAATCGGTGCAGCGCTCGCTAAGGCTCAGAAGTTTATTGCTGTTTATCAGGTCGGCAAGGCTCAAATCAAGGCCACCACACCTGCACCAGCAGCTCCAACAGCTCCGGCGGCTCCGGCGGCATAATTTGAGCCTTCGCAAAGCAATCGAGGCATTTCTCGCTGATCCACCACTTCAACAGGGTTATCCGTGCAAGGTCAACCGCATTCTGGCTGATTTAGCCAAGGAAGACGCACAAGCCCTCGAGGAATTGGTAGATAAACAGGACATCGCGGCGGCAGCAGTCGCTCGGCTCCTCAACGAGCACGGCTTCGACATCAAAAGCGCATCCATCATCAAGCACCGCAAACGCGGTCAACACAACGGATGTCGGTGCGTTAAAACGAAATGACTCTCCGTGCCGAGATTAAGAAACTAATCAAAGCCAGCAAGGAGCCAAAATCCACGACTCGAATTTCGTTTCCACAGACGGTTCGGTTGAGGATTTTGGCTCGTTGCGGATTTACGTGTCAACACTGCGGCGCTAGTCTTTTCGAGATTGAGCCACACATTGACCACATCGTTCCGCTCGCCAAGGGTGGCACGAATGATGAAAGCAATCTGCAAGCATTATGCGCTCCTTGCAACTTGGCCAAGGGGACGCAAGACGATCAGGGGGCAAAGCTCATGAACCGCAAGGAAATCCTCGACGAAGCCAATCGGCTGACTCATGGTGACCGTGACAAGAATTACGGCACTCCAAAAGTGAACCACGAACGCATCGCCGCTCTCTGGTCGGTTGTATTGGAGACCGAGATTAGCGCCGCGCAAGTGGCCCTCTGCATGGCTCAGGTCAAGGTTGCCCGCCTCATCGAGTCCCCGG